CCCAAGAAATAGGCAAGGGGGTTCACTACCTTGAGAAACTACTCGAAGTGCTCAGAGAGCCGCGCAATGAATGACGACGACTTGCGAGACTTGTTTGCGGGGTTGGCGTTGATGGGTAATCTTGCCAGCAACACAAAAAAGATTATGAACAGCAGAGCATGTGCTGAGTATTGTTACGCCTTAGCCGACGCAATGCTTGATGCGAAGTACGCTGAACCCGAAAGGGGTAGCCACGACTCGGAGAAGTTACCCGAGGTGCGGGATGAAAAAAAGCCCGCTGGTTAGGCGGGCAAACAACCCTGAACGGTTGGACATAAAAGGATGTTAGGAGGCTGCTAGGCGCCTTCTGGGCGCTTAACAGCACGCTCCCGGTGCGCCTCCCAAGCCATCCCCATGCGCATATAGTACAACGCCTGAGAACTCATGCTGCGACACGACTCATCTGCGCGTAAGGCTAGCTCTTCACGAAAATCCTCCGTCACACGCAAGGTCATAAAGTGAGCCTTCAAAGCGGAGGCGGGGGCCGGGGTGGATATTTTGCTCATTTCACTTCTCCATTCGTTGTTTTCAAATAGTTGTCAATACGCGCGCCTATCCAACGCACATTCGGTACCGCCCATGAATTACCAAGCGCCTTGTACCTCGAACCATCAGGCGAGGTAGGCTTGCCGCGCCACGGGATGTTGGTGTAGCCATCAGGAAAACCCATCAGGCGCTCGTACTCAACTACGGTTGCTTTACGAACACCTCTTTCAGTGTTAATTAAAATCCCAACAAAACCATCTCTCCCACAACTAGGACCCTTGTGGTCGCGGTTCGTCAAAGTAGGGGCTACTTGCCCGCAAGATGTTTCAATATCGGATTGCTTATCTGATGGTTCTGGGCTCGGCGCAAGATCCCCTCGCAAGCCTTCTCGCTTAAGAAGAATCTTGGAGGGATTGAACCCGTCTCTAACACTTGCGATAACAACTTCTGTTTCTCTGGTTTTGCTTCTGAAATCATCCCAAAATCCAAAAACCCGTTCTCCTCGAAAAATCGGCTCATCCGCTTGTCTTGCATAATTCGTAAACTCCTTTGTCAGCGTTAAACACAATGATTCCAGCTTCAATAAGTGCGGACAGGCATCCCTCGATTGAGAGATGAACCAGCCTATGGTGTGAAGCATCTCTGCATAAATACAGATTTTCTGGTCGGTTATCTGTTTTAACTCCGTTAATGTGGTGAACGACTTCAGGATTCCGAAGAGATCGTCCAATTCGCTTTTCCATAACTGCTGTGTGCTCAAAAACAGGGAACGCCTTACCTTCTTTTCTTGAAAAACCGATAACTGTATATCCACGTCGTGACTTAAATTTACTTCCGTTTTTGTGCCAAGCCCATGACTTAATCCCCAATGTTCGCGCTCGGTTGCTGCATTCAGAAACGCTTCTGCTAAGTTCTGAAGCCACATCTGCAATAGTTCGTCCGACTGCACCGTAAAGCACTGCATCTTGCGCTGGAGTCCAACGCTCACACTTCTGCATCCTGCATCCAAGCCTTTTTGCGACTTTGCGGACACCATTGACAGACCTGTCAAGATGTTCTGCAATATCCCTAGCACTGCAATTGCCCCAGTTGTCAAGGATGTATTGCTTTTCGACTTCATTAAAAAACTGGCGTGTTGACATAATACATAAACCCTTTTTCTTCTTTGGGCAAGTCCAAAGAACTGTGCGTCCAATATATCACAGTTTACTGCATACCCCAAAGCAATTAGTTCATCCAAAAACTCGCAAAAGGACTTTCCTTTGTCTGCGGACAAAATACCTGGCACGTTTTCCCACACAATAAATCGCGGCCTTGTTACCTCTGCAATTTTCAAAAAAGAAAAGGTAAGTTGTCCCCTAGGGTCACTAACCCCTTCGCGTTTTCCTGCAACAGACCAGCTTTGACAAGGTGTGCCACCGCAAACCACGTCAATCTCCCCTAAGTCAGGCCATTCTCTAAACTTCGTCATGTCCCCCAAATTAGGCACGTCAGGATAATGATGCGCCAAAACAGCACTTGGGAACGGCTCAATCTCGGAAAATGCCACCGCCTCCCAACCAAGAGGTGCCCACGCCACGCTGGCCGCCTCGATGCCAGAACAGATGGACAGGAACTTTACAGAAGAAGCACTCATGCTCAATACTCCTGCAGAACTTCATCAAGGTTCGCGCGCAAACAAGACAGGAAGTTCGGCGTCACGTACTTCTCCCAGTCCGCACGCGCGCACCCTTGATGGTCAAACAGCTCGTAACGGTAGTCCAAGACACCACAGTCCTCCGCCTCAGGACGCACCAGTTCAATAATATCAACGCCCACTAAACAGGGCTGCTCATCATCCTCGGGGGTGCTCAACGTGAGCTTAAAAGTGTGGTCAAAATTGTGGTGAAAAATGTGGTCAAGCATAACGCTCTCCTTAAGAGAATTAGGGGGGAACCAAGACAAAAACAGTGGCAAAATCAAGCCTTGAAAGGTTACATAGTATACACACAATGTAACACAAAAAGAAGAGTTGGGGCACGGGCAAGAAATAGGGGGGAAATCGGGCAAAAATAGGGCGGAGGGCGTGGAGAGCCGCACGGATAAAGGGTCACGGACCGCGGCTCGGGGTTTGGCAAAATTATTACGTTGAAATTTTGGGGAGCAGGATTATTACGTTAAGCAGTATATATATAAGGGTACTCCCCAGAGAAAAAAATGAAATTTTTTTTTTGAACAAAAAGTAACCGTAATGGTGTAATGACGTGAAGAGCAAGTGTTTATGCGGTTCTTTTATTACATAAAGTATTATTTAAGGGTGAGGGGTGATGTTTTTACGGGGTGCGCGCGCGGTCTCATTTTTTACTTTTTTTTTTTTTTTTCGTGGGAAGTACCCGTATATATAATTGAAGAATTGAAATGCCTGAAAATACTTGATGACGGTGTTTATGGTATTCTTGTGGGTACTTAAAAGGAGGGTTGAAATGCCTGCAAGAGACGAAGTCGTGGGGTTGGTTGGGATCACCCAAAGGGAGCATTTTATGCGCCGCAGTTCTACCAGTGGCCGAATCCGTTACCCGTTCAAAGCCATGATCCGCGGAGATTATTTCGTGGTTGAATTGGAGAAGGAAGCGCAGGGGGTCAGGAATGCGCTAAAGTCCTTTTATAAGCGCTATCCCACACGCCGGTTTACTGTTCGCCAAGGTGAAGAGGACTGGATTTGGATTGTTAGGAGGGTATAAACAATGACGTTGACAAAGGAACTGCGCAACGCGCGACGCAAGGCCGCGCGGTCGCTGCAAAAACCCCCCACGCTGCTTAAGAAGTCCGTGGCGCTGCGTTTGAGTGAACCCGTACCCAAGCCCAAGGGGGGTCGATTTAAAGCGCTCTCGGAGCGTGAATGGAAATTTGTCCATGAGTTGGTGTCCGGCGAAGGCCAGGTGACACTGAAAGAAGCGGCGCGGCGCGCGGGGTATAGTGATACATCGGCAGGCGTGATGGCCAGATCGTTGACCAATCCAGAGACGCATCCCCATGTTGTGGCGGCCATCCAGGAGTTTAGGCGTGAGTTGGCCGAGAAATACGGCACGACGTTCGAGCGGCACATGCGCGACATGCAGATGATTAGAGATCGCGCGCTCGAAGCGGGCAATTACGGCGCCGCGGTGGCCGCGGAATATCGGCGTGGCCAGGCCTTGGGCACCATCTACATTGATCGAAAAGAGATCCGGCACGGCACGATTGATAGCATGAGTAAAGAAGAGGTCATGCGTAAGCTGCAGGAAATCAAGCAGTTGTACGGGAGCTCGCCCGGCGGGGTGTTGGATATTGAGGTGAATCAGATTGATGAGGATACTTTGCTTGAAGAGGATGGTTCGATAGACGAGGGAAGTGATGCCGAGGTGAACCCGATAGACAACGAGGTAAGTGATGCCGATAAAACCGGAAGCCGCGCTCTGCAAAAAGTTAGGCGAAAATTTGCCGCGAGCCCAGATCACGCGGATCGAGAACCGGGTGAACCTCGGCATACCGGACCTGTTGATCGCTTTGGATTCGCCTTCGATTTTTTTGATGATGGAACTCAAAGTAGTGAAAACGGGACTAAAGATAAACCTTAGCCCGCATCAATATTCGTTTCACGTGAAACACGCGGGCATGGGGTGCCCGACTTTTATCTTGGTTCAATACTACCCGCCCGAGTCCTCTGGGGATAAACCCATGCTCAAGCTCTACAGGGGCGCCCAGGCGCTTTTTTTGTTTAATGACGGGGTAAAGGTGCCTCCCCTCGCCCAGTGGCCTGTCCGAGCGGTAAACTGGGCCGAGATGCGCGCGCTACTGGCCACCGCGGGGTAATAAAAAACCCCGACTCGCGGGGTTTGAGGTTACTTGTGTTTTTTGTCCTTGTTTATGAAGGCATGCACTAACCAAAAAAGTAGCAGGCGCGAAATTAGCTTAAACAGTCCGGGGTTTTTGGGGGTGGTTGTCATGCTGCGACAGTCTCCAGAATGTTCTGAAAGACAGGGTGTAGGCGCGGGAGGTAGGCTCCTATGTCGCACGGGAAGACTGAACGGAAGTACCCGCGCTCATCCATACTTCGCAGGGTAACCGTGTCACCGATGCTGTAGACGGTATAAGCGCGGTTCCTGACGTGCACAATGTCGCCGTGCTCTACTGGCTTGCCGTTTTTGTATTTCATTCTGTCACCTCAATTTCAAAATAATAAGAATAATCTAGCGTGTTGGAATCGTTTGGATCGTCGGGGTTTGCCAGGATAAACACGTTACAAAATACTTGATTCGGGTTTTCGTCGTCGATCCAAAAGCACAGTGAATAATTGCCCTTATGAGCCCATACCGTTTCGGGGTTCAATTCGTCGCGCACGTCGTTTAATGCGTCGAAAATTAATTGACTGTCGGGCATGTCAGAATCGGTGCGATCAAACTGTGAATCAGAGATAAAGTATTTCATTTTGATTTATCCAGTACGATGGTTAAAAAAGCGATAACCTTATCAGCATCAAAATGCGACGCGTCAGGGTTTTCTAGCAGTTCTAGCGCGCGCTCGCAGCCTAAACGAAGTGCGGCCATTTCAATAATTTCTAGGTGTGTCATGAC